CTGGGCTTTGCGAGGACTATCGTCCACTGCGCAATCACCAAGTGAAAAAACAGAGCTTAAGAAAAATTTCCCGTGCCAAATGACACAGTACAAAAACTTAAGTTGTTTTATATCATTTGGCATAACCCATATATAAATTACATATAGGGAGTGCGCCCTCACACTCTAAACAGCGGGCAAAACTGATTCATGATACATTCTTGGCCAACCAGTGAAGAAATACATTGAGAAATCTTCACCAGCTGCACAATATGTTTGCATGAAAAAAGCAGCGGCTCCTCCATCATCCATAAGTACTTCGACCCCTGGACGAGGGAAACCTTCTACATTTGCCTGCGTAGTGAAATTTTGTTGCTTTCCCGGTAAAAATCGTTCTTGAGTGTACCAAGGTACTTCATATTCAATTACTGGGTTAGCTGACGGTGCATAGACCACTGTTCCTAGAGCAGCATATTCATGCTTAATTGCTCCGGGATCTACTGTGGTAGCTCGTGCCACGTCGTTTGTCGTGGTTCCGTATGAAAAGTGTTGGTCATTATATCTACCATCATATGAAAATGACACAGTAGCACATTGACTCGTAGTATCATACGTACTTGCCCCACGACGGGCAATTTTCCATCTAACAGATCCTCTCGCAGCCTGAAAGGCTGGAAGAAGATAGTTCAACAATGTAGTGGAAACATATGAGTACGGAATTGTTCCAGTGGCTCGTGTATCAATGGCACCATTAACATTTCCTCTATAACCAGGAATGCTACAGTGTTCAAATTTCCATACTGAAGTAGCCGTACCCATATTTTGTGGCATATAAATTCCACGCCATGGATAATATCTTTTCAACAGTTGTCGAAATGATAAGATCTGTTCTCCTGCATAAACCAAATTTCTCAAGTTTATAGGAGTTGAAACTGCAAGCTTCTTTTCATCAGGATCGTAATCCTCTGAAACTTGCACTTCATCAGGATTGATGGTTGAACCTTCATCTTTTCCTGATTGTGGTTTGATAACGAATTCAGTGAATTTATCTTCTGGCATAAAGAATTCAATATCGTTATCGGCACACACGAAAACATTGACTTTAATGTCATTATTAACAGTTGTGTCTGCACTTGGCAAAGACAACTCATTAAGAACATATACTGCAATTGTACCATTACCCAATGAAGAACTTCCAAGTGGTGAAGTACCAAAAGAAGTTGCTCCATCAGGATCAAGACGTGCAATCATGGTTTTATCCTGATTAGCACCAATTGTGACAGTAAAATCTCTGCTTGTTGCAATATCTACAATCTGTGTATATGCAACATTATCTTCTCGTGTTGATGCAGTTGATTGTGGATCGTACACAATGGCTAAACGCCCACGATGAAATGCAGAAGCTACAACTTGAAAACGGAATTTCAAAGAACCATTCCAATATTTAAAAGGTAATGCAGCTCCACACATAGCTGGGAAAAAGTATGTTGTTTTCCCTGATACAGTTGCACGATCACAAATGCACGGATCTACCCGTGAATTCCACAGCAGTGTCTCTGCTGCAGTAGTTTGACCCCAGTCAAAACTAGTCAAATAAGATTCTCGCGATGCGATATATTTAATATCCAGTTCATCCTGTGATCCCAAACCTACAATTCGGGGATCCACACTCAATTCCTGCTTCCCATCCATCGTCAATTTTAAACTGGAATCAGCTCCGTTTGTTACAGCAGTATTAGCTGTAGGCATCGGACGATAGTTTACAGGAGGATCAATAATGGAAGGAGAACACCAACCCATGGTGCTTGCCACTCCTTTCACTGCTGAGGCACCAATTGCTGCTGGAGTAGCAAAAGGTGCTATTTGGGGTATTGTAGCTAGGGTTTTGGCTGCAGCTTCCACTGCTGTTGCCACCTTTTCTACAGGCCCCTTTGTTGCTCGATCGCGTTCGTCCTTCCCCATGTGAGGAATAATACGATCAAAGCCTGATTGAGGAACAATTGCACCCATATTAGCTGCAGTTGGTGCCTCAAGTTGCACGTCTTCCATCCAAGCATACACAGTCACATTCAACTGATTGTTGAGTGTAACGTCTCCACTTGTATGCTTCAAAGGAGTCAATTCTCGAATTGTCATTTTTCCAAGAGCTAAATAATCTTCATTTACCAAATTACAGTAGTCATAAAACCACATAAATGGTAAAGTCATTTCACCACCTTGTGAAGTGGTAGGATCAATAAAAAATCTCGGAAATTGAGACATTTGGACATTATCCTGAGGAATTAGTGCAGCGTTTGCTGTGAGTTCATCATAATCAGCCAAAGGCTGATAGGAGGCCATTAAGCGTCCATAAAAGAAACTGTTTCCATTGATCAAAATTTTAATCTTCAATTTGGAACGAAACATCCTAAAATTATTCATACGATTCACATTTCGTTTATTGTTAATGAACAATTCCCAAGGATTGAAACTTTCATAGAAACTCACTGAAGGAGTCCAGACAAATTCTCCAATCTTCAACGGTCTCTGGAGAAACTCTCCTAGAGTGTTATCAGATTTGTCAGCAAAAGAACGCGTGGGATCCATCTCTGAAGGAATATCAACTGTTTGTTCTGGAGTAGCATCTATCAATGACAGAACTTGATGTGCTTCTTCTTCCTCTCCAGATTGTGGCTCAATGCCATCATCAGAAAAATTCCTTAAAACTTCAGCAGCTCTGAAGACCTGTTCCGCTTCCTTCTGCGTCATTACTGCTAGAATGTCTAGACAAGTATTATAGTGTTCTTCACCTACAAATGAATGTGGGTGTACAACACTTTCGGTCGAGGCATCCACCTCTTGTCGTTTTATAGATACGACCAAACTAGAATCTGTTTTACAATTTTTGCAACCAGTCCACTTACTTTATACTCCTTTCGCTCTTATGGACTAATCGAACGGGAGTGGATGATTTTGGCGGGCCACCAAGGGGATTCTCCCCTTCAAAACACCCAAGCCTATTAAGCCTCACATAAGCACATCATCATAGCAAATGTGGGTAACCAGAATAGACCTTTGCTCTTTACTCCTGAGCAAGGGAAACTTTTTCCAAGAAGATCGTCTTTCGCTCATCATATGAAAGATACAATCTATTACATAATGAGTTAAGACGATACTTCTCAGCAATCTTGATCAGAATCTGTTGTCGGTTCTCAAAAACTTTCTTCCCATGGAAAAACCACTCATCAAGCGCACCATCAATGTTAGAAGAAGCTATCTCTTCAACTGAAGTTTCACTCTTCATGTACTGACAGAGACTCTTAAAAATTGAATTCTCATCAATGGGACCAACATACAAATTAAGATCATCATCAAATACAAACCTCCTTTTCAGAAAGTCAATTTGATGGAATTCAAGGTAGTGAGTTAGTTCTGCATCTTTAATTGCTGCAGTAACTGTCAACCCAAACTTAGCAGCCCAATCCCTATAGGCTACCATGTTGAATAAATCAAATCCAAATTCAACAGAAGCAATCATATCATCTCCATAACAAATGAGGACAACATTTTCATCAAACGGGACATCAGGATATACTTCAAACCAAAACATTCGCAACAGTAAACTATTTACGATGTTATTGATGAATACTGTCAAAGGATTTCCTGATGGATTTGTTCCATCCAACATCACAACATCTCCATTAAAATCCAAAATTGGAAAAGACAATTCATTGAAAATCCCCCGAAGAATCTTCAAGTCTTCATCTGTATATCCAAAGAATTCCGCAAGTTTGCAAAAGATTTTTCCCACAGCCATGGTCAACTGCGAAGAAATACTTGTATCGTACGCCTTGTAATCGATTGCAAAATATCTTCCTTTTCTTGCGAAGAACTTTCTCTTCTTCGCCTCAAATTTCCGTAAATGTCTTGCTAACTCATCCCATTCAGAACTACATGGGTCAATTCCAACCGCACATTCTGAATTTAGAGGATTCATCTGAAGAAACCTCGTTAGTGGGAGAGTATACCTTCTTGTCAACAATTGGCTTGCGGTTTCAGTTGCCTGAAATGTTCGCACTTTCTCACGCTTCTCTTTCTTCATTTGAGGCGTAGGCTCATCCTTTGGAGTAGTCGTATACCATGAATAGACTCTCTTTCCTTCTCGGAACTTCTGTTCCATCTCCTTTGCTCGATTTAAGAATTGAGGCTCTAATTCACGGTAATTCTGCCAACCATCCTTCTCACCATGGTCAGTAGAAAATGCCTTTTTTGGTCCACGTAAAGGAAATCCTATTGATGAACTGAAATTTATTGCATTGACAAATCTCTTGTTTGGGATTCCATTAACTGTTTCATCCCATGTCAAAGGTCTAATTTCATCCTTCCAGTAAGACAAATTTTCACAGGCCTTTCGGATCAATTTGTTTGTATAATCCTGAACGGCTTTGTCCAATTTCCCTCCAGGAAAACCTTTTTTGTGTTTGGTCCATTTCTTGAAAGAAGAGTCCCAAACCTCATGTTTATTTCCTCCTGGTGGACCATTAAACAATGGAGATCCCCAATCTTCCTTCACCTTGAAATCGTTTCTTATATCTTCCTTCATAGGAAGATTACGGACTTTCGATTTCAAATGTCGGTTGCAGTTTGTTGAGGAACCAAACATTACGAAGTCCTGTTCAGGATATCTCAATGCTATCGACTTTGACTTAACCTCATCGACTATAATGGGCACATCATAAATCTCAGTCTCAAAGTCTCCTGCGTCCGACATTGGTAAAATTGAAGCCTTGGAATTGAGTACGGAATACGCTTCTTCCAATTGTGCCTGAGTGATAGTACAACCATATGCAGCACCACTTCGCACATCTCCACCAACATGTAAAGCTCCTATACAACTCTTTTTATCAAGTTGTATAACTGGAGACATACAAGTACCAGGAGCACACCTATACCAATGGTATTTCATTCCTGGGAAGAAAAATCCTGTACCACTGTGAGCATTCTTAACAAATTCAGGACTATGGACTACATCTTCCTCAATTTCTCCATCCCTATTTCTTGTATAAATACGTGCTCTTGGTTCTATTGCACGTTCTACATGTTCCAATGGAAAAAATGAAGTCAAATCTTTGACATGCTGCGTCTTCGTCGTCCAAATGACTGCTACATCAGTATCTGGAATTCGATGGCAATGACTTCTACTGTAGAAGAAGGAAGCTTTTTGATTTCCAATATTTCCGGTATTATGTCGCGTAATTTCTAGTTCCTCTCCTTCTTCAATCCCCGAAGAAAAATGAAAAGGTACTAAAAGAAACCCTGATCTTACCACAACACAATTAGTAACCTCACTCGTTGATACAACTTTGATTCGCCAAATATTGTTTTTAATGCCTTCTCGAACTTCTTCTGGTGTTCGAAAAACAGAGACTGGTAAAGGAGTGATAATCTTCCTACTCACCTGAAACCATTCGTCATCAAAAGCTTTCTTTTTGTCTTTCTTTTCGAACTCGGAAATATTCTTTGGTTCCAAAGCTGTATGAGGCTCTGTTACAAACAACGTCTCAAAAATTTCCCGAACAGTGGAGCAAATTTCTTTCCGATAATAAGTAGAGAAAAGTAACAGTGCTACTCTACCATTCCGATTTGTGTTAACATTTCTTTTTGCATTGCAATAAAATTCGGAAACACACTCCTCTGCACTTGAAGTCCTTAATGCTCGTGAAAGAATTGAACCCTTATACCGCTCACGCATCCTGTGTAGAATTACATTACTATACAAAGACACCTTTCCGGCTGGTATCCATCCTGTCAACATCGACCCTACCATTGATGGAATAACATAGTAACACGATCGAGCAAAAAGATTACTTCTCTGAAATGTCACTGGATTCAAACTTCCTTGCATTGTACCCAAAGCACATAGACTTACAGTGAGAGGTGCGAACTGTAAAAATCGCTTGACAATCTTTTGGGTTTTCAAAGCCTTATTTACCATTGCAACCTCATCTTTCCGAAAAACCCTAGAGATATATGGTCCTAAAACTCCCTTGTCCATATCGGTAGGAAGCAAACCTTCTCTCAATGTTATCCAATTCTTTTCCAAAAAGTAATCCAATCCACGGAAGATAAATTCTAATAGATGCATTGCAAATTTACTCAAATCATCTTTTCGACCTTCCATCCAAGACTGAAACATTTCCTTCCTATTGGTTAGCAATTGGATACAGTGTTGTTTTACGTCATCTTCACCAGACTGCTCCTCAATTTGTGGACAAGAACATAGAGGTGCTAAACAAGGATTGCCACATTCTTTACACAATGCAACAGAATTCCATCTCCGAGAATTCTCCACAATTCGAGCTTGAATTTTGAAATGTTCTGCTGACTTCTCCTTAAAATACTTAACTACTTCAAGGACTGAAGCTTTTTCAAGCTTTTTCCCAGTTGAATCAGTGGCAATAATAAAATCCCATGGATCATCTTTTTGTTCTGACTTTGGATGAGGTGTCTCCAGTCCACTATCTTGCACTAAAACTTCATAGACAGTTAAATCCCAGACATCTGGAGCTAGAGAGTCTCCAAAAGCTTTAACTACTTTTGCTGAATCCAAAGACAGACCTCCATCCTTACGAAATTCCTTTTTCACTTCTGTTTTAATGTGAATGAATCGTCTCAACACAGATGAAGGTTGATTTGATGTCTTCATTGCATCTAACATAGGAACATTTGTTGTCACTGCTAATACCTTCAGCAATGCTACAACTTTTCCCTTCTCATCTATGTCAGCCTTATTCAGAACATACGGAGTATTATTCACAAAAACTATACCAAACTTTGAAAAAGGATTCTCAGAAAATTCAATCCTTGTATTGGCAGCATCATCGATCACAGCTGCATTTGTATATGTCTTATAATTGGACAGATACGGATCCTCTGGATTCAGATAGGCAATGAAATCATTGGAGTGATCATATCCATTTGTCATCAACAAAGTCCGATATAACAATTCATTTATTGTCGATTTTCCTACTCCAGATGAACCAAAGAGTGAATATGCGAAAGGTGCTTCTCGCAATTCTCCCTTATATTTTTCCATCAAGACATCCGTCAAGAATTCAGAACAAGCATTCAATTGCTGAGTAACAGTTGCTTTGATTGAACCAGAATAAATTGGAAGTAGTCGTTTTGCCTGTGAAATTGTATCTCGCAACTTCTTCTCATATGAATTAACATCTATGTCAGATTCAATTATTCCAAAATTCCCTGGTTTAAAAAGTCCATGAAGTCGCCTCATTTCTGTCACATCCTCAATCAATTTTGAGACTGGTTCATCAGGAACAATGAATCCAGTTAAGGATCCGGTAGAACGATAATGAGACACTCCATTACATACCATTTTCACAATGTGTAAAATACACTCTGCGAAACTTGCAAGTGAATCTACACCATGTGTTGCTTGAAAAGTGAACAATGTTAACATTCCTGCTGAAAATGTCACTTTAGAAGTTTTATAGTATGCAAGAATTGCTGTAGTTAGCAAAGCAACTACTGCATGAAATGCTGGATTGGCTTTCACTGCCTGCCAATTCAGCAAAGTGTTTGAGATGATTTCCTTCAAATTACCAACAGTCAAATTTGAAAATGAATCCTTTAAAAAGGATCCATCAAAAGACCTTAACTTCTCACACAATTCAGCAAAACTTGGAAAACGTCTTGCTATATGTGTCATGAAAAATTCCCAAACTTTTTGTGCTGAACTTAACACGGGAAGTTGTCCTAACATGTCAGCAATTTCTTCAAATACAGTCCCAATTTCTGAGGACTTTACTGAAGACATTGCTTCCATTAATTCAGCATGTATGGAGGAAATATCTTCTCCTATTACGGAGGAATGCGGCTTTATATTTTCCTTCCTATTTCCATTCTTTTTCTTTGCCGTCTTATGTCTCTTCGGATGAGACTTTTTCTTCCTATAATCCATTCTGAGATATTGCTTGTAATTTGCAATCGGAAGTGGTACCTCAGACGAATCTTCGACAATTGTCGGTAATGAGTTTGCCAAGCTCGTAGCCATGTGTGTCCTTACTGCAGTTTCCCTCTGCGATTTGAAGTTCATGACTGATTTAAAAATAACGCACTTATACTAATAGAGGAACAGACCCATCAACTTAATGAGGTAATCCGAACATATTAATAGATCACGGGGAGCGTTATCCGAAAAATTTACCGTTTCTCGACATAATTTAAATGTGAAACATTTCGGTAAGAATATCTATAATGTGACTGGGGTCACGGCAACGGAATTGGCAATTCCTATCTGCAGGGAAAACCCGGGGTGTTGCGTATATTGCTTGCTACTAACACCGTGCGGAGTTAAACTCGACGCTTTATGCTTTTGGGCAATATAATCCGCGGGATAATTTAAAATTTTACATCTACAAGTGTCCTTCAGGCGCACATTTCCTGTTTCGCCCCTTAAGTCCAAGACATCAGACTTTCTATCCTACTCTATTTTACACTTTAGAAAATGGAGATTCTCCTTTGAACTTATTGTTTGCTATATAAGGAGTTAAAATATAACAATTAACTTAACCACTTTGTCTCAGTATATAAAAACCTGAGACAGTGTCTCAGGAAAAATCGCTGAGACCATACAACGCGTGGCCTACGCGTGCAACTCAGATAGGGGTCACTATCTGAGATTTTATCCCATCCCATAAGGATGGACAGTAACTTCTATACTCGTTTTGGTTGTCGCCTGCCACAATATATATTACTATATATTGATGAAAGGGGGTAATTCTGTATTACTTGAGCGCTAGAATTAAAGCGCTAAAAACCTTAAAAATACGGTTCTCAAACGTGGATAGACTGGCTCGATTCTCGTACACCAGTACCTACCAACAGAGATCGATAAACAAAGCTCTATACGTATCTTTCGCGAATCATAAATGCATCATCAGGATGCACGTATGACCCTGAATAGATACGATATAGTACCTTGACCGTTTAGAT